GCGTTGAAGGCGGCGCAGACCAGGGGATGGATATGGATGGCGCTGCCATCCACGAGCGTCACCTCCAACTCCGGTGGTATCCGGGCCGAGCCCGAGTTCATTTGCAGGCTCACAACCAGCACCAACGCCAACGCCGCCGCCACATCCTTCCGGGAAACCTTAATGCCCGCCGGGCGCTGTATAGCCCCCGCAACACCTCCCATAATACCCCCAGGTAGAAAGCCCCCCACCGCAGCATTAAGCATCCGCCTCTGAGCCTCTTCCCCCATAAGCTCATAGGCAGGATCAACAATCTTTCTAGCTACAATTGCAGTTACTTCCTGCAAACTTTCCGTAATAGCTTCCTGTGTTCCAACAACCACAAGCCCACCAGCCATACGCGCTATTACACCTTTCTTTGCTAATTGTGCTATTACCTCTTTCTCGGCAGTTCGCGCAAGCCCAAGCTGTTTTGCTAAGGTTAAGATAGGTAATTTCTCCAACTGCCCCATTACAATAGCAGCCGGTACTGTCACCGAAGGTACCCTGGCTACCCCAGCCTTTTCCTGCTCAGAAACAACACTTGATACGCCATAAGCGGTACCAAGCGCCGCCGCCCCGGCTGCCAGCCCTTTCTCTTCGGCTTTCTGTAGTAGCTTCTGGGCGGCCTTACCTTGTAATATTTCCGCCCCTCTTTTCTTTGTAAGTGTGCGTGCTGCCACGCCTCGCGCCAGAGCCCCCGTTCCGAAGGAACCAAGTAGGAGAGGAACGTTTTCCTCCAGCAATTGTTTCGTGTACCCAGCAATATCACCTACATTTTGTATATCCTCTACTCCTTTATACTGACGGGGCCAACGGATTTCTGCTTCCTTTTCAATAGTTTCTGCTTCTTGCAATAATTGCTGCGCTGCTGGTTCTACATCAGGTGGTGGCCCATATTGCCCATATTTAGCTTCCCAAATTTCCTTACCCACATCCGCCATCGTAACACCAACACGCCGAGCAACGGCAGGTATTTGTTCTATAGACCTTGGCACCCCAGGAAACATTTCCCCAATACGGGCAAGTCCTTTTTGCGCATCCGTTAAGATAGAGGGACGCTCCACGGACACATCTTCAGGATTAAAAACTAAAGGTGGAGCTACTGACACATCCTTAACGCTAAACTTTAATGCCGGCGCTACAGGCTCAGACACATCTTCAGGATTAAAAACTAAATTAAACGGCATTAGCGTTTCCCTAATTTTTGAGTCAGTAAACCTGTGTTCGGATTCATATACCATTCTGTCACTTTCACATCAGCATAATCCTGTTGTGTTTTAAGTATATGGGGATTTTCTTTTGTGCCCTTTGTGCCCTTTAGGCCTAATGTGCCCGGTTCCTTCTCCCCCGCTTCCTTTACAGGTAAAAGTTGTCCTCCCATCCGCGTAAAATAGTCCTGCGCTAGTGCTATAGCACCTTTTGGGTATTTCAGTTCAAAAGCTTCATTCCCCATGAACGGACGATCAGCTTCATATACCTTACCTGCCAGTTCAACAGCCCTATCCCATAATTGTTTCTGCGTAAGGGCTCCGCTATCAGCCAACGATTTAACTTTAGCTATTTGGGCGTCTTTATCTATCTGCATTAATTGCAATTTATGCGCTCGCTCCGCAGCGGCAACTACGTCTTTTTGGGCTTGTTCTTTTAATTTTAGTTCCTCTTGGGCCTGCCCTACACCAGTTTCCATGGCTACCACTTTCCGTTCTTCCAGGCCAGCTGTTGCCTTTTCCCGCTCCCTTTGCGTTTGCAATGCTTTAGCTTGTGTTAGATAATCCATACCTTGAAGTGCAGCCTGGCTTACGTGCCCAGCTGTTGTCTGCCCCGGCTGAACCGGTTGAAGCAACTGTAAACCCATGCGAAGGAAAGCTTGCTGCTGCTCTGGATTTTCCCTGACACCTTTGAGAAAATCAAACCATCCAGCTTTTAAGCCCTCTAAACCTTTCGCAGGCGCAGGGGCAGCTACAGGCGCAGGTGCCAGTGTGGGTGCTGCAATCCCAGGAACTCCTACACCTCCTGGTTGCGCAGCTAAAAGTGTACTTTGTAAAGCACTTGTGTATGCATCAGGCATTTCTATATCCTCCTAATATTTGCTCTAAACCTAAGGGTACCGGTACCCCAGGGGTAGAGGGAAGTGCCGGTGCCGGTGCGGGTGCCAGTGTCTTTAGTAATTCAGGTGCTTGTGGCCCTTGTGCCGCTCCTGTTCCTTGTGGCACTGGAAGTTGTAAACCCCCAAGCACACTTGCAAACTGCATCAACTGATTATCATCAGCCTTCGTTAGTGCCTGGTAAACCTTAAACATTTGATCAGGTGTAAATGCCATATTATAAGCCTCCCAAGACTAGCCCCGATAGGGCTCCAATTGCGGCCCCCCAAGGTTCTTTAGTTATGGAAAAACCTATAGCGGCACCACCTGCCGCATTTGAAAGCGGACTAGACCGCGCGCCTGGTGCAGTTGCCACACCCGTTCCCGTAACTGTTCCACCATACTGCCCAGAGATTAAATTCTGAAATGCCTGTAGCTGTGCCGCTTCCTGCTGATACGGATAAAGAGCAGCTGCTCGAGCTTCCGCCGTCTCTTGCCCCCCTATTTGACTTAGAATATCAGCAGGTACCAATTGTGCTGTCTGCACCGTAGGTGTTAAACCGAGTGCTTGCATTTGCGTCCGTAATCCGCTCTCATACGCTCGAGATAACATATCTGCTGTAATATCCCCTGTTGCCTCAGTTAACCCCCTAGCCGCAAGCCCTTCCGCAATTCCCTGTCTACTACCTCCATACTGCCCACCTGCCGTAGCCTCCCCCCGTATGGCTGGTAGTGTTCGTTCTGCAAACTGTTGTTCTAGGGGACGAATAGCACCTTGTATTGCTGCGGCCAAAGCTGGATTCCTCATGACATCCGGTGCCGCAAGCCCCGCCTGCCAAGCAGCACGTGCCGCTTCCCCCGTTTGCGGGGCCGTCTCCACAGCAAAACGCTTTGCCCTTTCTTGCGCCTGTTGTGTAGTTGCACTTGTAGGAACATAAGAAGGAATTGGCTGCTGTAACTGTTGACGAGCCTGCGCAAAAAGTTCCGTAAGATAAGGTGCCTGCTCCGCCCATGGTTTAGTCTCTTGTGTCTGTGTCTGTGTCTGTGTTGCTGGTTTTCCACCACCCATTTTATCAACTCCTATTAATGTAAGATTCTAGCTACTAGTGGTTTCTGAATGATAATCTGTCTTTCCTGATATCCAAAAGCCTTACACCGTTTAGCCAACCCTTTCCGCGTATGTGCTATCATCTTCACAGCTCCATTCGCACTAGCCCAATCTTCTATACACTGCAAACCATGTTCCCACACATCCATGTCCTCGCCCGCTAATGTAACCAGATAGCAAACACTCTCATGGGCCTGTCTGACAATCTGACAGGTGGCGCTAGCAAGAATCTCCCCAGCACTGTAGGCAATCCAGAGGCGCATTTGCCCCCTTGTGAGATTCTGATACAAATCCTCTATGGTATAATCTCCAACCCCATGCCGCAAAGCCCTTTCCATCTGCGCTGACACAAAAGGCCAGAGGCGGGGTACATCCTCTGTGTTGATATCTGTGATTGTTACTGTTTGCATTACTATGCCCCTACTTCAACCATGCGGATATTAGCTAACCAACGAATAGTTTTACCCACCTCACCAGTTACTTCTATTTTAAGTGCTTCATTAATATCATCAGCAGTAACCGTCACCCCCCAAGAGGTAGCTCCTGCATCGCCTGCAACTACTGTCGGAACAACCGCAGCAACTAAAACCGTATTACTACTTCCATCACGTTTAATTATTCCTTCCGCTTTCCAGAATTTAGAATCTCCTATAGTGCCGCTACCTAATTTCTGCCTAGCTGTGAGCTTTATCTCAAATCCCCATGTTGTGGAGGCTGGAATGACAGGTAAATAAAAACCCCCATCTAAAAACAGAGTTACTACCGTTGCACTGGTGCTCTCCCCTCGTGCTAATAGGCTGCTTAATTGGGCATCTCCTACTGCGCTAAATCGTCCACTAGCATATGCAAATTGCCCATATAAAGTAGTCCTTGCAAAGCGGCCCCCAGGAATTGTGGAGCAACTAGTATTTGCAGCTACAGAATTGTTTGCCCCTCCGCTAATTGTGCTGTATGTAGAACTTGAAGCTATAGAATTATAATAACTTCCCCCAATTGTGCAGTGTGCAGAACCTACATCTACAGAATTGTTAGTACCTCCCCCAATTGTGCAGTATATAGAACTTGCAGCTACAGAATTGTTTGCCCCTCCGCTAATTGTGCAGTACGAAGCAGATATAGAATTGTAGGTTCCACCTCCTACAGCGGCATAAAAAGAACCTGAGGCTAGTGTATTATTCAGGCCTCCCCCCACAAAAGCATAATTTGAACCGCTATCAATCGTATTCCCCTTTCCACCACTAACAGTTGAACTTATAGCTGCGGCTACAGTACCATCCCCCAGGGCTAGCGCCTTACTACCTGTAGCACTAGGGGGCGTGACAGGAGAACCGCCATCATCATCCCAATAAGGGGAAGCACCTCCGCTAGGCGTATAAAATTCCAGAGCCGTTTCCCCGGCATTCACACGGACAGTTTTAAGCGCCTGCGAAGTGTAAGCACTAGGAGTATCTGTTAAGGCAATAAAAGTAGAGACTCCACCAGTAGGCGTATAAGGAACCCAATTTGTTCCATTCCACTTGAGACTATCATTAACCACGGGGGGTGAGGTTGTCGTATCCGCATCTATAAGATCATCCAAGAGAAGAACATTACTTGTTCCCGAAGTAATAAAAATCCCCCAAAGTGCTAGTGTTCCATTATACTTATACAGGCCTGGCCCGAAACCTGGATTCCACAATACACCATCAGCAATAACCACCATACCATCTACAGGTTTTGCCGGTGCCTCCGTAAGCGCAATCCCATTTCCTTCTTGTATAAAAGAAAGTGTAGATTCAATTCGGGCTAATTCATCCTCAAGATAACGTGGAATATCCCGCATATCGGAAGGGGGTATCTGACGTAAATACCTTATAATACGTGAAAATGCTGATTGCACACTCACCTAACAGCCCTCCCTATAAGGTCTAAATCTAAGGTATAACCATAAAGTTCCCATTCAACGTCAATCTCAGATTCAATCCGGAAACAGATAAAAACCCCACGCAAGCGACAACTAATTTTTTTATCTATTGCGGGGTTAAAATCTTGGGCTACTGACCAAGTAACAGCCCCCCCAGCTTGCTGCTGTACCCCTATTCGTATCGTGACAGCACCATTTGCCCTAAGTTTTGGATACACTGCACGTATAAATTTAACGCGAGAAAAATCAGCTTTTGGGTTCCCAAACCTATCCTGCCCCGCTAGGGCTAACCCTAAGCGTTCCAAGATAACAATCTCACTAGTACCATCTGCCGTGTTAGTCTCATCAACAGTGTATAATTTATTGTTTACCCCACTAGCCATCAGCATCCTTCGGTTAACAGCACTATAGGTCGTAATATCTATAGCATCTGTATAGCTGTCAAAAGTATTTGTATAATTATCTATTAATTGGCTAGACGCTATGGGAGTAACAACACCAAACTCTGCTACAGAAATATTTGGAATATCCCTATGCCCCCACGTATTATCTACCCAATTCCAGACAAGTGCTTCATTGGCAAATACATCAGATGCAGTCAGATTAGGGAAACAAATCCAGATTTCACTTTCCCTCCGATTGGCAGCAACAAAAACATGATTCTTTTTAGCAGCATCAATATTTCTAAAAAGATAATCTCTATTTTTATCATCAATAATAGATTCCGCCGTTTGCCCATTATGTACAAGTACATCCCTTTCCGTTATAAGAAAATGCTTTCGGTAAAATTCAGTAGCACATCTGGAATTAAAAAGGCCAAAATCACTAAACATTGTCCAGAAACGAAAGATATTCTGGCCCCCCACATACTGCATCCCAATAACTGCATCTTCCTTATAAATAACATTAATGTCCCCGAGCACTTTTGCGGCAAGAACAGCACCACCTGTTTCTGATAGCGTGACCCGCCCAGCATCTGTCGTTGGAAGTGTATAATCCCAGCTAGAAGGTACAGTCCCAGGGTCCGCTGGATGTGACCAACGGATAACTTGTGGGTAGGCCGTTCCCCCCTCTGTAACATTCATCGCCAGGATAAAATTCTTAAAAAATCCTATCGTTGCGGCATATGTATTTGCCGGCCAATTCGCTAGATCCTTCATTCGCCCTAGTGAATTATCCCACTGCTGAGGCGGATCAAGTGTTGTATTATTGTTTAATACAGGAACACTGCCAAACACACCACCACTCCAGATGGTATCAGCATTTCCGCTATAATCATTATCCCCCGGAATTGTTACATATCTAGTAATGTTAGCGTGTGTACTTCCCGTAACAGTGTAAATGCGAGCACCACTCATATACATCCAATAAGCTGTAACATCCGTTACCCAGGGTAGGATATGCAGAGGCTGTACAACGATACCCGAAAAGACACTTACATAGCCTTTGAATTTCTGCGCCGCACTCCCAGTAAAACGTATATTCCGCGCATAACTCCAAGCCTCCGGGGGTAAATCCTGCGGTAATCTATCCTGAATTAATCCTATCTTCCCTATATTTTCTATAGATACCTCAGCCATTTAATTTCTCCAGCATGGGCAATTCCCGTAGCACAGAAGCAATCTGTACAAAACCTTTTCCTACCTCACAACGCATAGCACTTATTTCCGCTGCAGGCCTATTAGATACCTTTATCACCTCTACCATCAAGCGAGGAAGAAGGATAAACAGACAATCTTTTGTAATCCGTTCTTCTTGCGTTGCGATATTAGTCTCTAAAAGTTCCGTCCAAGCTGGACACCCTAGATCTGTATTTGTTCGCGGACACCTCTTACAATTCCAAGCATTTTTGTAAGCCATAAAAACCTCAATTTTTTGTGCAGGCAATTATATCAATATAAGCGGGTCGCCAGTTTCCATCATGCGTGAGTGTATGGGAATGCCCCTGATTATTTCCAATGCTACTCGTCGTCGATGTATGTGAGTGTGCCCCCGCTGCATCTACAGTCATATTAGAAAGAGTCTGTGCAAAGAATGCCCCCCTCATTCTAACATAAGGACCAGTATATGCATAACTAGATACTGTATGTGTATGCGCCCCATCAGTTGTTGTCGTACCTGTATGTTGATGGCTAGGCATTTGTGCTGCACTAAGAACTGTAGCTGCCAAATTATGCCCGGTTATCGCCCAAGCTCCCCCAATACCTGCACCAACGCTGGAAACAAGGCGTATCATTTTATCATTTAGCGTAGTAGTCTGTGTCCAGCCTGAAGGGGCAGATGCCTGGTAGAAAAATGTTTTTGTATTCTGAGCAATTCCACGATATCCATTGTTTAATTCATTTTGTGTTGCTAGCACAATACCTGTAAGGTTAGGAAACGTCTTCTTCAGTACATTCTTTATGCCCCGAAGATGCTCATCCACAGTGCTTAATGTGTCAGTAGTCCCTACCGGGTTATCGCTAACCAAGGCATCTATGTATTTATCTCCGATTAAATCTTCTAGTGGCATAAGCCCTCCCTACGCGCGAATGCAAATTATAGTATCAAGATAGGAAGGCCGCCACGCCCCATCAAAAGTTAATGTGTGACCATGAGCCTGCCCATTACCTATATTACTTGTAGTGTATGTATGCACATGGGAACCATTTTGAGTTGTTACATTTGTTGCTGTTGCGGATGAATTAAATACCATGAAAAAACCCATACTAAAACCCGTACTAAAACCATCGAAGGCAGTAAATAGAGGAAAGGTATGCGTATGACTCCCATCTGTGCTAGTCGTAACCGTATGTGAATGTGAAGGTAACTGAGCCTGGGTTAGAATAGAATTAGCTAAAACAAAGCCAGAAATGCCCCAAGCACCTCCAGTAGTTCCCCCCGCAGTACTCACAACACGTAACATCTTATCATTAGGAAAAGTATCTTGGGTCCAGCCCGAAGGCGCAGCCGCTTGTGCAAAAGTTGCCTTTGTTCCCGCTGGAATACTTTTATAACTTTCATTTAGCTCACTTGCTGTTACTGTAACTGGACCTGTAAGGTTAGGAAATGTCTTCTTTAGTACATTCTTTATGCCCCGAATATGATTATCCACAGTAGCTATGCTATCAGTAGTCCCTACTGGATTAGCACTAACCAGCGCATCTATGTACTTATCCCCGGTTAAATCTTCTAAAGCCATAAGCCTCTCTCCCTATACGCGTATGCAACAAATAACATCCACATATGAAGGCCGCCAAAGAGCCCCCATTGTAAGACTGTGCGTATGCCCTGTACCTCCCCCTGTACCGCCTGTTGTGAAAGTATGCAGATGCGCCCCTGTTGTACTTGTTGTTTCTGTCCAAGTGACACTATCATTAGCAGTAGTCTCATCAGGCATTGTACCTGTATAAGCACCACTAACACCTACCGGAAAAGTGTGTTCATGTGTTCCTCCGGAGAAGGCCCCGGTATGAGCATGCGTTGGAAGTTGCGCTTGCGCCACTACTGTAGAACCAACGGTAGCCCCGCTTATTGTCCAGCTTCCACCTAGCCCACCACCGGCTGTATTAACAACACGCAGCATCATATCATTATAAGTTACATCTTGTGTCCAACCTGACGGCGCAGCCGCTTGTATAAAAAAAGATTTTGTTCCAGAAGGATAAGCCGCATATCCATTATTTAGCTCACTTTGTGTTGCTGTAACTGGACCTATAATGCCGGGAAACGTCTTTTTTAGTACATTCTTCACACCCCGAAGGTGCTCATCCAAAAAACTTTTAGCATCAGTAGCCCCTACTGGATTAGATTCCAACAAGGCATTTATGTACCTATCTCCCACTAAATCTTCTAAAGCCATAATTAATCTCCCATCGTTTGCTCTACATTTGCATTTTCCCTTGCTGTAGTTTCATCTATTACACGCTTCAAAGCCACTTGTGCTTGTGCTTGAAAAAATTGACCTCGTTCGGGGCTTTGATCGTATTGCCCAGCATAAATTACTCCCGTCTTAGCTATCAGTAAATCAGGGGCATATTTTAACCAGACATTTTCCACATTTCCCGTTCCCCCATAATTGCCTGCAATACTTACACCTTTCTTATAATATTTCATCTTCACCGTATAAGCGGTATCAGGGGTAGGAAAAAGAATAAAGTTCTCCCCTACTAAAGAATAGAAACGCGGACGACCACTACCTAAATTACGTGCTATTAAAGCCTCATAACTATCCTTGGTGAGTTTCCCCCAAGGATTGCTCTGTGATACATCATACACCCACAAAGCTCCGTCATCATATTCCCGCAGAAAATCCGTTGGGTTTGGAAGTCGCGCTTCCCCGCTTATTGTCGTTATACTAGATGTTTCACTCAATAAGAACCAAGGAAGATTCAACCCTAGTTCTAATTCTATTGTCTGTACAAAATCCATTTCAGCTATCATTAAATCACGAATAGCCGGATCTTGAAGATTTCCTGATCTTTGCATTAATAAAAGTATAGCTGTATCACGCAACATAAACACCTCTTTTTTCCGGTTCAATTCCTTATGGAAACTAACGCGCAACTCCCTTTGATTTTTCAAATGTGCGATATCCGCCAAGGCCCAGCATCCCGGTAAGCAACACCATCAAAATATCTGTGTCCAAAGTAGGGGGGGTTGGCCAGCCCTTAATGTTTGCGTACCATGCAATAAGCGGCTGGGCCAGAAACGTATAGATCAGTCCTAACACACATACCCAGCCCGCCCCAGGTCTCCAGCCAGACACAAACAGGTTCGGGCTGGCCGCTTCTACCGCATTTACCTCGATCTGCCCCAGAGCCAGTTTCAGGTCCGCATCCAGATAGGCAAGCTCGCCTTTCTGAGCCAGCTCCATCATTTTCAGTTTTGCGTCAGTCGCGGCTTTCGGATCCGGTAAAACTTTTTCCAGGATGCCACTGATTGCTGGTATCAATGCTTGCCACATAGTTTAGCCCCCGCAGTGTTTTCCGTTTTTGGCAAAAGGGTCCAGGAAGTTCCGGCAGAACCATCTTGCAAGTCCCCCGCGCCATGTTTTCAATTTCAGGTATCGTTCGCAGCGGGTCGTGAATAGCCATTCTTTCGGCACTGAGGCAAATGCCAGCGTGCCGACAATCATGTTTAGTGTAATGTCGAGCATCAGGCCAATCCACAGCATCGGATAGGCTAACACCTTAGCCGGCAGTGTCAGCTTATCCTTGTTGATCCGCAGGTTCATCAGTGCGAGATAAAACAGCCACGTTATTGCGATCAGATACAGACTCATCAATGGAATCATCAGTAGTTCAAACATCCTCTTTTCTCCTCTTCATTATCTCGTGCAAGACTTCAAGCTGTGCTTCCAGTACATCGATCCGCGCCTCCAGCTTCAGGCATATCGTGCCAATCTCGCTCAATTCGCGTTGTATGATTTTCACATGGCAGAGAATCGAATCCCTATCCCTACCCATCAAATGATCTCCCAAAATACAGTTCATGATATTCCAGCAACCCGTCCGCAATCGCTTCACAGGCGTCTTTGCGCACCGCGTCGATCTTTTCACTGTTGTGAATGAATTCAGGCTCAAGGATCAGACTGACGCAATCGGTGTATTTCAGGAAATAATCCGGTCCCTGCATCGGGTCCATGCGATACCAGCCGGGTTTCACGCCGCGATCGGGCTGGATAAGTTTAGCCATGTGGGCGTGCACGATCTCAGCAGCGCGTCTGCCGTGTTTGCTGCCTGGGCAGTAGAGTGTCTCGCAGCCCTTCCCGGCATGATTTGGATCAGAATTGAAGTGTAGGTCAACAGCAATTACATAGCCCTGTCCGTTGATTGCCTTTACCTTATCCTGCAAACGACCCGTTGGTACCACAACACAGCGCTTCGGCCCCAGGTGTAGCGCAATCTGCGCGATCCATTCAGCGGCTTCCTGGTGTTCGCATCGTCCTTCCCAGCACGCGCCGGGCGAGCGTGGATAATGGCCTGCGCACAATGCTATCATTTTAGTAAATCCTTGGGTGCCTAGATTACCCATCATGCTGCCTATTACGTTCCAGAATACCACGCATATATTGCAATTCGGCTGTAGCATCCGTTAATTGCTTATCCATAGAGCGAAGATATTGTAGTATATTAGCTGTTGCTTCCTTATTATATTGTAATGTCGTTTGCTGTGCTGCAAATCTAACTTCTACTGACACGCCCCAAATAATCAGCGTTCCTATAGCTGTTATTGTGGTTAGTAAATGTCCTATTCCAATCTCTTTCTTAAACACCCAATGATCTTCTACACGTCTCTTATCCACAGAAAACTCCTAAATTTCAGACCAAACATTTTCTATTGCACTTTCTTCTGCCCAAGCCCCGCTACTTATAGCAGCCTCAACCCAGGGAGTACTAATACTACTATCCTCAACCCAAAGCGGCTCAACGCTAACTATTACAGTAGTGCCCCAACGGAAAGGGAATAATAGATTCATGATGCAGGATCAATTCCTACTATGGGATCGCCAGCGGCTGTGGTGACGGCTGCTGTCCAACTTACTGTTGTATCATCCTCTTTCGTTACGGTTAATGTCCCCCCTATAACAGTAGTCTTATTCCGATTAAGCCGTAGCGCCTGCCTGACAGTTCTAATGGTGGCTGAGCCAGAATCTACCCCAGTCGCCAGATTCCTATCTAGGATGGTATCTGCAACCTCCACCGCTGTCGGTGCCGTAGCCCCAGATACCGGCGCATCCAGATTAGTCTCGAGCAGTAAACCGTAACTTCCGGCTGAACCATAAGTAGCTGTCGCTGCATTCCAGGTAGCCGCCGCTACACCCGCAGCATCGAGGTCATTCAGCCCGGTCACACCTACACCTTTGGCAAGAACAATATTAGTCCCCGCGGTGAGAAGTCTTGTCGTTACGGCCCAAACGTCAGGGGCTGAATGGGTGCTGAAGCCAGTTGCGGTAGTCCATGCGGAATCACCTCTATTCCGTAAAGCCTCAAGAGAATCCGTCAGGGTATCGAATGTCGCACCCTTCATGCTGGTAAGTGTGACCTCGAGTGCCACCGCACCACCACTTAGATTATCCAAATATCCCGCACGAGTTGCACTCAATCTGCCCTCAAGCTCATCTACCAGTGTCTCGAGCGCAGCTAAACCATAGATACCATCTGTTACAACTGCATAAGCATCACCAGTTTGTGCTGTATGCCCAGTCAGTGTACTAACAGTAGGAATAACAGCATTCGTGTGAGTCTCACCAGACAGAACTACCGCCCCTGAAGTAGCCGAAGCCGTTGTAATAACAGTTTGTGAGATTGGTATACAGCCAGTTTTATATGCAGCTACCACAAAAGCTATATAATTAGTTTCCGCCTGCGTAGGTGTGTAATAAACAATACTGCTTGTGGTGCCGTAAGCTATTATCCCACCGCCTGCAATTTCGCTCCCACCCTCAGCCCGCACCACTATTGAGACCCCTGTTATTTGCACAGCCCCATCGCTGATCTGGATAACCGCCCCCAAAGCTATTCGAGGTGGAGATACCGCATTTCTAGGATACATAATATTACATCGCTCCTATTATTCCACTTTGTTGCAATGCCCATGCCGGCCGAAAGCTAGGGACTTCCGTGAAGGCACTATAATTATCTATACGACCATTCTGCCGTAACCTAACACCGGCCTTGCCAGCAGCCGTTACAACATTTGGCGTCAGTTGTGTTCTAAGGATCCCGTTCAGATATCCCTTCGCTCCATTTGTGCCTGTCCCGATAACTTCCAGTTTTAGTACATAGTCAGTGTTGAGCGAAAAACTTGTAGCATAGGTTACTTGTTCCGATATGCTGCCATTATTTACCTCAAGCAGAAATAATGTGTTATCCACGGCACTAATGTGGAGTGAAAGCCATGTAGTAGCAGTTGTACTCATCCTGGAGGCAATTCCGGGTAAGGATGTCGAATCCGCCGCAGTTATCCTGCCTGTCCCTTCGACGGTATAATCCGCGCTGGCAGGGGTGGCAGAATAATACCAATAGCTGGATGCAGTAGTGGAATTACCCCGCGCTCTGTCTTCAGCCGCAATGACTGTACCGCCATTCGCAAAATTCGGGTGCTGCGTAATTGTCCCGCCAGAATCCGGAACATGTGCCGCGATAGCAGTATCGCTAGTCTCCGTGAATGTGTCTGTTACAAATGCCATTTAAGCGGAATCGATAATATCAAAGTTGAAGGGATCAAAATCGGGCTTTAACATTTTTCCTATTTTTGTATGTACAGTCGCCATATCAGTATTATTATCAAACTGATTCACATCAATACCTAATTGTTTCAGCTTGTTCGTCATGGCCGCCTTGGTGATTGGTGCCATTGCACCGAGGTTATTACTGCTGCCCATATCCGGCAGCATGAATACTCCGGGTTTATTGATAATATCAGCGTGTTTCATACCGCCAACTACTGCCAATACCCAGTTTTTAGCATAGCCGCCAACACCATCGGGAGCGGCTATATAACGCACAGGCACCCCCATCCCATCCCATGGTAACACCGGCCTTGTTATCCCATCATCGATAACAGTTTTTGTGAATTCTACGATATATGTGCGTTTCATTGAGCATCGCCCTTATAGGTTATGTATTCCGTTGTGTACTGCGCATCCGTGAAGCGCCATTATTTATCCAAACCTTTTTGTTGCACTTTCATTACATAAGGATCAAGTTCCTTATGCGGCATAATGAAACCTACATTACGGATAATCTCTACCCTACTTCCAACCGTCCGCGTTTCCACTTTCTGATATCCAGCATCATCACGCTCTAATAATACACCACCTTTCAAAGCGTAAGGATTTCGCTTAACTACAATATACAGACTCATACTAGTTTATCCGTCGGGTAATAAAAACTTATACGGCCAATTTATCTTCTATTTTCATTATCAAATCATGCTCAAATGAAATACTTCCTATATGCCCTACCTCTTTAGATAAATCCTGATCCACCCAGATATTTATTCCATTCTTTTCTAACTTCTCACAGAAAGCCCAATCCTCTCCCGTATAGGCATCTAAAGCAGAACTCCAGTAGGGGGTAAACCAAGGTGCAATCATACCCGGCTTCTTAAATATATCCATATCTAAAAGAAGAACACCCGTTCCTAACCGCCAGACTTGCGCGAGCCCCGTACTTTCTACCGTTGTATATAACGGAGCCCCCTCAGCAGAAGCAGCCGCGAGCCGAGCTGTTGGCCCACTCGGTAACTTCTTAGTTGCAATATTACAACCTACCACCTGCTTCTTACAGGCCAGCAAACGGTGGGCAATATCTTGCGGAAAAGTCTGATCACTATCAATAAATAAAACATGTGTAGCTTTAGCCGCCAGCGCAGCCTTAATTATATTATGCCTTAATTGTGGTAGAATACTCCCTTTTGCATTATGCACCGTGAACTGCTGCCGGGCATAACCAGGTACTTGTTGGCTTAGATAAGCTACCAAAAAGGCAAGACTCATACCAAATTGCGCTGTCCAAGTGTCCGTACTGGGAATTCCTACCGCCAAGCGTAGTTCCTTACTCATCATCTTCCGCCATTTTCGTATACTCATTTTCTTCATCATCTGGAAGAATCTTAACCTTCACGGCCTCCAGGCACACGTCACCTCTATCTTCCAGTATTGCCAGCTTTGCTACAGTCCCCTCAAGGTGCACCACTATCTTAGTCGCTAGTGTCAAATCTTTTAACTGTTTTTTATCCACTGGAATATAAACATATCCTGTTGGCGACGGTGACGGTGGTTTTATGCTATTAATTTTCATTTCTTCTCCCCCTTCTTTTTCCTTTCACCCCCATAAGATTTCCCGTTGAGAAAACAAATATGTTGATAACTTCCGTTTGGAAATGTTTTGGTCCTAAGCCTTCCCCCCGCTTTTACACATTTATCAAAATCCGCAGGCATTTTGTAATCCTCTATGCAAAAAAGGAGGGGGAAGAAACCTCTCCCCTCCAACACAACACTACAGCGTAAAATTCCCCAAATACGCCATTGTTTTCTCATGCCGAATTTCTAAACCTGCCTCCGTTAACCACTGCCCTTTTTGAGCATCAGCATCGGGGGCCTGAATATTATCCTGCATTACCGTATCACGCAAGGGGCGATACCTGAGTGCACTAGGGTCAACGATGAAAGCACTATTAGTAAACTTCCCATGCACATTCAGTAAAGGATGGGTTCGCACATACAAAGTACCTTGCGGCAGAACCCAGCGCTGAAGTTCCATCCCATAAACTTTAATCGTACTATCAAAGTTAATGCGGGTACTGGAGCTATTACGTGCTAGTTTATTCAGATTATTAAGGAACCCATTACCGGCAAAAACAATACGTTCACTACCAGCATTTCCTGCATTATAATCAAAGACTTTATAGACAGCATCCAGAAAAGTATCTTCTGTTGGGGCGGTGGTAAAGACTTTCGCGTTAGTCGTAATAAAACTACGAAGTCCCCCCGTAAAGCGTTTTACCTTAGTACCACCCGTGTCCTCATAAGCTTTACCAAAAAACCACGCAAACTCCAAAGCCGCAGAATGATCAAACATTTTTCGTGCCTTATCATTCTTCAGCGGGTCACCAGTCCGTGTCGTAGTCGCCTTTGCGGTATTTGTAATTTCATATGCCGTCTTAAAAATCTGACAATAGTTGGTTTTCTTCGTTGGATTTCTAGTGGTAGCATTGGGAGACGTACTTCCTTCTTCATAAGTATTCCCAATCTTTGTAATAACCGCACTAACACCAGTCGCTGCCCCAGCCGTGTTAGCCTGGGCGCGCTTCACAACGATTGCTACATCAGAAGTTACAGAAGAGACCAGGACGAGTTCATTGTCATAACTTGCAACTTCCGTCTTTTCTATCAGTAAAACATCACCCGGCACAAGATCTAAACCCCCAGACACAAGTCCAAAAGCCGTTGAAGTTGCACTCGCACCTGTAGCATCCATTGTTACACGCACAGGATTATTTTCTTCCTCCCACCAAGAGAACTCAGGGTCATCCACACTCTCACTTGCCATCTTACTCATTAAAGCAGTAAGAGGTGCAGTGCCATTTGGATTTCGTTTAAGAATTAATTCACGAAAATTCTTGGGACGTTCATCTGTCGCCCAATCCATAGTACCACGTAAACCTGCAATAGAAGCCATTATCTTATTCCTCGTCTATTATTTCCTGAGCAAACCGCTCAAATGCTGTCATAGGTTTTGTCTTTTTAATACTACCGCTATTAGCACTTCCTCCGGGCATCGCCGGAGCAGGTGGCGCTGATGGCACCGTTGAAGGCAGAATTTCCTCCTCCATCCGCGCTCCGATAGGCAGTTTGAGATGCATCATAGCTTGAAGTCCAATTTCTTCTATGGCCTGTTCCCTGGGAACGCTTGGATTAATTTGCCCATATAAGCTGGCAATTCGATCCACCGTTGTTTCATGCCCCTTAAGTGCTTGCCATTTGCCATAAAACGCATCCACAACTTGCCTATCTGCCACCCTCCGCGCCGACACAGAATCAATCACTCTTGGAAGTTGTGCCATTAGGGTTTGTACTACAGAGTCCAAAACCTCTACATGTAACTTTGCCGCAAACTTCGGTAATATCTGTTCTGGATTTAATTGTAAGGTTTCTGCTTCCTCCGCAGAAAGCCTGTAGGTTGAATCCGCTAAACGTGCCTCAAAGGTTTGCCGCTGCTTCTGCAATTCCTCTATATCCGGCGTCACTACCTTAGTCTCTGGAGCTATCGGCGCATCCAGAATTGGCTCAGCAGCTACCTCTATCCCTTCGGGTTCAGACACTTTCTCCGGAATCTGTGCTACGGTTTCGGCCTTTACGCCTACTTCGGTCCCCATAGATTCCTTCGTTTGTTCCTCACCTTCAAGGGAGAGTGGCTCGCTTACTGTTTCCTCATCTTCCTCTCCTAGAAAACTTTCAATCTCTGAATCGGATAAACTCCCGACAGTTTCCACCACAGGTGCTCCGGCAGGTGCCTCTTCCTCAACTTCCGCAAATTTTTTCTTACTCAAATCCCACATATAACTATTCCCCTTTTAGCTCTTGCTTTTGCTCTTCCAAGCTCTCTACAATAGAGTCTGGCAGCAGCGTGAATAACTTAATCCCGGCCCTCTCATGTTTTAACTGTAAAAGGCTAAACATATCTTCAAACGATTTTATCTCCATCGTGTGCATTTGTACCTCCCGGAGATGTATCTGCTCATGCGCCGTCTTAACCAGTCGTTCCCATGCCGGAGACCTGTCCAGGTTCAGGAATGCGTGAATAATCTCGTTCAGCTCCTCCTCCCCCAGCACCTGCGTTTCTATTTCCATTTGCACCCCCTATTGGTACCGTATTTCCCGCCTGCATAGCCGCAGCCGCTTGGGCATCCGGTACAACTTGTACTCTAAACTGTTTAATGTTCCGCATACCCGCTAGTTGCGCCATCCACTCAAAAATACCGCCTATCTTATATTGCCCTTGAAGTTCAGGGATATTCCGCATACCCGCTAGCAATTCGCGCCAGAGGTTTGCCTGCGCGAACCTATCAATAGGCATTGTACCATCAACAGGCACAAAATCAAAAAATCCCTGAATATCCTCGGGGCTCACCGCCCGAAAAGGTGCCTGCTGGGGGTCCAACAAATCCCCTGCAATCTTAAACTGCCTTTCCAGCTCATAATACTGCTGGGTATTCTGTAACATAATCTGCGCCATCAAGCTGTAATCCCCAGCACTCCAGTATTCCGCTGTCGTCTTTAGTCGATTAATACCGAAAGAAGATGAGGTTCTAACTTCTGTTGCCGTTTTGCGCCCCCCGGCATTCACCATCCCCATTATATTATCAGTCACACCACTGACACGCTGTATCATATCCGCTAGCAGTTGCATATCCCGGATATGCCCCTGGGTGACATCTACTACAGGCAATTGCATAATAGAAGCTCTAACATCCGTGCCCCAGGCTGCTTCCTTCAGGCGTATCAGGCGTTCGGCACTCCCTGAGGTTAAATCCTTGGTGACTATTCTGCTTGGATCATATACAAACTGATTATTTAAGGCACTTCGTACATTGTAAAAGTGTGTATTTACTAGCCAGGTCATTGTATCTTCAAGCGGCTTCAGTATTTCCAACATGCTACGTGTGCGTTGGGCGTAGCCATCAATCTCATATGGGAGGATAAAGACGGGAAACTTCCCGTGTAGGGCACCATGAGGCCGGGCTTCTAGTAGAATTTCATCATCAGCCAGGGTGAAGACCCATATTTCAGGGCTTGCCCCTTTTCCTAGATGCCAATTCTTAGGTATTAGCCGAATGTAAATTTCAACCAAACTTACAAAACCTATATCAGCTATATCTGGGGTCGTTAGCGATATCCCCTCCCCTACCAAATCACCGGGGAGTTGCACTTGCGAACTTCCGTGTATCCTTTGGTTTTGCTGACTGTGCCGCGCCTTTAGCCTTTTTTGCAACTCTATGACATTTTCCGCTATGTACTTTTTGCTATCCGCTCCATTAATAATTGTATTCCAACTCACATCCACGTAGCGGCCTACAAATTCTCCACTTTGCAACTGAATAAGGGGTACCCGAGGGTCCAACAGGCAGTCCTGGGGCCTTACATTAAAAATCTTATTCCCTACATATCCAGGAATTGTCTTTGTCCGCTTAATCTTCTTAGCTTTTTTTCCCAAGAGGGGCATCCCCATAAATACCGCCGGTTCTTCTATAATTTCAGCGACATTTATTAACTCCTCCTCCCAATAATTCCAAAGAACTCCATAGCTATACTTAGGGGCATCGTGCATCCAGATATACAAAGGCACTATCATACGCCCTACATTCATCTGGTAATCAATGAGGGCATCCACGGCCTGTACGCGCGATTCAGGCTCCCCATGTCTAGCAGCAAATTGTAATACAGGATTCCTGCCGAGAAATACACTTGTCCAATAAGTGTGGGCGCTCAGTAATACTGCATAGGAATAAGGAATTTGAATTGTAGTGTATTGGGGGGAACCCGCCGAGCGTTTCGCTTTGCGTATAGCATCCACCTCCGAAGTTGGCATATAGGCCAAAAAACGGTTTTCACTATCCTCAAAAGAGGCTGCGGCATCCTCTACGGCCTCACGCCCCAGGCGAATCCGTGCCCTCACGCCTTCCCGTATTTTAGTATGGAGATCACTTCCGCTGAAAAGATCAAAATTAGCCCCAATACTCATGGGCAAGCTCCCCGAAACTCTAACTCAGGTATATTCTTTTCTTCATCTTCTAACATTTTGAGGTAATCCCCCTCAAAAATCACACCATCATTCAGGGCAGCATTAATAGCCATAGCTACACTCTCTATTTCATCATCATTTTTTACGTTTGGATATAGCCTATACTGCTCAATAAAGCCTAACTGCGAGGGGTGCACAAAAAGAATGCGCCGTCCTACAGCATCACCTATACTATCAATGATACGATTAACTTTTTTCCGGCGATCATTCCCCGTATCTGATGTGCGTATCCAACGCCCCCGCCGCTTTAGTGCGGTTTCCAAATACCATTTAAGTGTTCTCTGATAGTTTATACTCTCAACCGCCAAGAGGTTAATCCTGGGGTAGGTCTCCAGAATCTCAAATAATTGTGCTACGCTCCAATCTGGCGAATGCCCTCGGCTTTTCCGAGTTTCCAGTAGATAAAGTCTTTTTTTCCACTTTCCGATAACAGACCAAACTTCCCAATCCTTTGTTCTCAATCCTGTTGCTACTTCTTTATCACTAGGGGGTGGCACTGGGTCTACAGCAACATAATAGGTCATTTCATCTGGATCGGGAAGAATATCATAATATTGGAGGCCGTCAACGGGAAATACACTAGTAGCATCCGATGTAATACAGCATTCCTTCTCGCGCATCCACAGATGCAGTTTCCCACGGGCCGTAAAACTTTCTTTTTCACGCTGTAAAGTTTGTGTATCCCAGCGGGAAGGCCAACGGCTTTCTCCATGTTCGTTAAAGACACTGAAGGTTAAACTGGACCAACTTGAATCCCTCATACAACGTTGAATAGAATCTTCAACATGCAGTGTCGTCTGCATAAAAACCATTTTCGCGAGGGGATTCTCACTTACGGGCGCTAACGAATTCCTCAGGGAACCATTGATAAAATCATCTGTTTTCTCGCGCTGTTCCGGTGTGGCGGTGTTCTCTTCATCACAGGGGTCATCTACTACTATCAAATCTGGCCGATAGTCATCAACATTAATTCCGCGTGTAGAGCCTGTGATGCCTAGGGCAATCACCCGTATGGGGACTTCATCTATACCATGGAAGATTTCTATCTCTTCAGAAGTCCATTTTGAGCCCTTGCGCAAGCCAAAAGTTTGCACCCACGTGGAGTTAAACTCAACGGCACGCATTAACCATTCGATTGTACGCCGCGCATGGTCTTGGCTCTTACCTACAACAACTATCGTGCGTGAAATGCCGTAGGCAATTCGCTTACTGATAAAAAGGCGTACTTTCGTCGTCTTGGCACCATCACGAAAAATCATAAAGGCCACTAAACGGGCATCGGAGTCCAAAACGGCATCCATCTCCCTGTGAAAGGGGGGGCTTGTTTGCCTTACTGTCTTGGGGAAAAAAACACGCGCATAAAGCTCACTATCCATGGCGGCCAGCGTAACCAGTTCCGACATGGCTATGTTCACTGGGGGTGCTTGGTACGCTAAGGGTGCCATATGTGTACGTTAAAGGCTCCTACCCTTGTATCTAATAGCTGGGGCGTCATGCGTGGGCGTTGCGGAAAAGCTGTCGAAGGATCGAACCATTTTACAACCTCACACACATGCATAGACCATAAAGAAGGTGGAAAAAGGGCGAGAAGAACGGGAACATATAAGCGCCATAGCTGCCACCAAGCATCAACGGTGTGCTGGTATTTTACCTCTATACAGGTAATTATGCCTTCATCCGCACGGATAAGAATTCCATCCGGCTGGCACCACCGCAAAGGGCCACCAGGCTCTTGGAAATGTAACCAAGGGGATGCAATATATTCATTTCCATATAGCTCCTGAAGGTATCCTTGCACTTTCCGTTCATATGCTACACCTAAGGCGCGCCGTCCCGTTCTTCTCTCTTGTTTCCTTATAAATGGTGGCGCTTCCGTAGACCACTTGGCCCACAGTACACGCTCCACAGGTTTAAATTTCACCGGGGGCAGGTAATGTACCTGCGGGAAGCATGCGGCTGCGCGCATTTGCCAGCACAGTCGCATCTACCAGGTAGTAGTTGTTCTGCTGCTGGCCGACAAGGGCGGGTGGTGGTGTTGGGCCTTTCGAGGGGGCATAGCCCAAGCGGTGTAACGTTTTGTCTGCGGCAGCTAGTAGAAATTCCGGGTCTGTGCTTGCCCCAATTGCATCTCCCAGCTTATCTACCGCTACGTGAGCTACGCCAAGGAGTTTCTCCCTCAGGGGGACTACGGTCTCGCGGAAGACTTCTTGATTTTTTTCCTGGTACCGGGCCTGAAAAACATCCGAATGTATGATGATCGAGAGCCAGGTTTCGGTCACCCCAAAGTGCTGGGCCATCTGCCAACGGGGGCAGTGTGGATTTACGAGCAGAAAATCCAGAATGGCATCGTGCCTGGGGGTGAGTCCTTTGATGGATGCGCTGTCGGCCATGTTGAAAGCTCGCTGGGCGTGGGGGTGCTGTGTAAAGTGTAGGATGGGTGGAGGGTGTTGTCAAGGGTGAGGCGTAAATATTAATTATCCGCCGGTATAAGGTTAACTTCTTAGTGCACAGCCGGGAGTGGTAATATAATAGCATACCCGCAGGCCCGCCCTGGGGGTGCCGGCCATGCTCGCACCCTTTACACACTAATCCTTACCTGTTTTACACACTAATCCTTACCTGTTTTACACACTAATCCTTGACTTTCCCGCATTTGTCGCCTACACTGTAAGGGTTACGGCGGCATCCGGCCCCACCGGCGTAACAAACCAAAATCATCCACCTATAGGAGTTACAAAAATGGCATCACGTAAAATGTCGAAGGAACTTAACACTACAAATGATACTGTTACATTTACCGTAGGGACTCATACCCTGGTCGTGCACAGCTCAGACTTCAGTGAGGCAACACTACGGCGTCTAACCCTACACGGGATTGCGCAAAAAATCGGAGATCAGGCAGCCGGCGTAGCATCAGAGTCAGACATTGTAGAGGCCATCAATACCGCGCATGCGCTGTTGAAAGACAATATCTGGGGCACCACGCGGAGATCAGGTGCTGCGAAGGTAGATAAGCTGGCACTGGCGCTGGCTACTGCTGCGGATGTTACAGTTGGGGAAGCTATTGCCAGCCTTGCGAAACTGAGCAAAAAGCAGAAGATGGCACTGCGCCGGCGGCCTGAGATCATCACTGAGCTGGCTAAGATGGCGCTTGCAGAAGCCGGACCGGAAGCCGGGGGTCTCAGTGCTTTCTTGATCTAACCGTGTTGTGATCGTACCCTCACCCCACATGGCCGGTGAGGGTACGATTTTCCGCCCCACAGGCCCCCCACACCCCCTGTATGGCCTCCAGCGCCACGATCTACCCCCTACCCATCCTAACCTACCACCCCCCACACCACACGACCCCTAGCGGCTTTACAGGCACCCAACCACCCCCAACCACCGGCTTATTCCCGCCATTCCCGCCATTCCCGCCATTGCGCGATTGGTTCCCGCGTTTGGCCCCTGAATTGGTCCGTTAATAGGCCCCTGAATTACCGGGAACCCCCCCCCCCCCCCC